CTCGTCAAAAGGCTGCAAGATCATAGTCTTGAGGGGGCCGAAATGACGCCAACACAAATCAAGTCGGCTGAAATCCTGCTGAAGAAGACACTGCCTGATCAGAAGGTCACTGAACACACTGGTGAGCTCGCACACACGTTCCCTGAGAATGTTGGTGTCATTGGCATGGTAGATGATGGACCTGGTTCAGAAGATACCACCTAAGCTTGTTCCATTCTGGGCAGAGAGATCCAGGTACAAGATTGCCTATGGTGGGCGTGGTTCAGGCAAGACCGTTACGATCGCCCAGATACTGTTACTGCTGGCATACGCTTATCCACTGAGAATCCTCTGCACTCGTGAGATTCAGAAGACCATCCGTGAGTCGGTCCACCAGGTGCTGTGTGATGAGATTGCCCGACTCAAGCTGGATGCATTCTTCCAGATAAAGAATGATTCGATCGTTGGCTTGAACGGTAGTGAGTTCATTTTCTCAGGCATCCGATCGATGGACGTCAGTAAGCTAAAATCACTGCACGGTGTACACATAGCCTGGGTCGAGGAGGCACAGGTTGTGACCGATAAGTCCTGGGAGGTGCTGATACCAACCATCCGGGCAGAGCATGAGAAGTTTGGCCCGAGTGAGATATGGGCATCGTTCAACCCGGAACTGGATACCGATCCAACCTACGTCAGGTTTGTTGAGAACACACCACCGAACACCATCCTGGTGAAGGTGAATCACGCAGACAATCCGTTCTTCCCGCAGATACTGGAGGAGGAACGCGCTTACCTGCAAGACAAGGACACCACCTATGGCAAGGTTAAATACGCAAATATTTGGGAAGGCGAGCCACTGCCGGCAGTCGAAGGAGCAATCTTTGCAGACGAGGTTGCCAAGATGTTCGAGCAAGGCCGGGTCAGACCCCTCGACTATGATCCAAAAGGCGTGGTCCACGGCGTTATGGACCTGGGATGGGGAGTCATGTCTCTCATCCTCGTACAACGGTTTGCCAGTACCATCCAGATTATCGGATACCTGGAGCGCCGGCACACGACGTACCATGAACTGACACTGGAACTCAGGCAACGTGATTACCGGTGGGGCAAGATATTCATGCCGCACGATGCCACGCACAAAGACCCGAAGTACGGCAAGTCACACTTCGATGTGATGAATGAACTGGGCTGGACCACAGAGCAGATACCCAATATCGGGGTGGAGAACTACATCAGCCAGGGACGGGATATGTTTGCCAACGTCTATATCGCCGATACCAAGGAGTGCAAGGGTCTGATCCACTGCCTACGCCGATTCAAACGCGCCATCCCGGCAACCACTGACCATCCTGGTGCGCCGATGAAGGATGAGTTCAGTCACGGCAGTGAAGCTTATTGCTATACTGCGGTGGTTGCTGATCAGATCGTCAATGACGAGACCATCATCACCGATCCATACAGGGGATTCTACAGTGGATATGCGGCATAAGAAAGCGCAGGACTTACTGCTCAAGGTCAGGGAACGCTACGAGATAATGTTCGATGCCGACCATGAGAACCGGCTCGAAGCAATGCAGGACATGAAGTTCACCAATGTCCCTGGCTGGCAGTGGGAGGACAACATGAAGCAGGAGCGTGGATTGCGCCCTTGCTACGAGTTCAACAAGATTCGCCCAGCGGCAAAGCGCGTCATCAACGACATGCGGGCCAACCGACCGCAGGGCAAGATCAGGGCAGTCGAGGGTGGTGATACTGAGACTGCTGAAATCAATGAAGGTTTGGTACGCAACATCTGGAACGTATCCGATGCTGAGACTGTTATCGATTATGCATCCGAGTACCAGGTGAATGCCGGCATGACTGCATGGCGAGTTGCCACTCAGTACGCCGATGACACTGCATTCAACCAGGACATCATCATCGAGGGCATCGAGAACCCGTTCTGCCTGTTCTGCGATCCAAACTCCAAAGACCCGTTGAAGCGTGATGCCGAGGACTGGATACTAACCGAGAAAATATCCAACAAGGCATTCGAGGACAAGTACGGCAAGAAGGAGCAGAAGAGCAGTTTTGAAGAGGCACTTGAGTTTGATGATGATGAGGACTGGCAGGACGATGAGACCATTCGCCTTGCCGAGTACTGGTACAAGCAACCGGTAAAGAAGGAACTGTGGCAGGTACAGTTTCCACCTGACGAGGAGAACCCAGGCGGCAAAGTCCTGGTGGTCGACTCCGAGACTGATGAGGCCCGCGGCATTGACCCGAGTACCATCATTGGCAAGCGTGAGGTATTCACCCACAAGATATATTCCTGCATAGCATCCGGGTCGAAGATTCTGGAGGGTCCAACCGAGTTCAAGGGTGGCAACTTCCCGTTTGTGATGATCTATGGCGAGTACGTCGTGATCGATGGACGCCCATACTGGTGGGGCTTGCCGAGATTCGCCAAGGATGCCCAACGCAGCTACAACGTCGCCAGGACTGCTATCTCCGAGACAATTGCCCAGGCGCCGAAGTCACCGTACTGGGCAACCGCGACTCAGGCAGCCGGGTTGACAGATCAGTGGGCAACGGCACACAAGAAGAATCTGCCGTTCATGCTCTACAATCCTGATCCCAAGGCACCAGGCCCACCGGCAAGGACGGGTGGTGCTGATATCCCGATCGCACTGATCCAGGAGTCGCAGATTGCTTCCGAGGAAATCAAGGCAGTCACCGGGATATACGAAGCATCGATGGGTCAGGAGTCGAACGAGAAGTCAGGCCGAGCGATCTATGCCCGACAGCAGCAGGGTGAGATTGCCACCTTCAACTTCCAGGACAATATGGCAAAGGGCATTCGCCGCACCTACGAGATTATCCTCGGGCTGATTCCCGAGATATACGACACCGAGCGTGAACTACGCATCCTGGGATCGGACGGTGCCGAGGACTATGTGAAGGTCAACCAGGTGGTGATGGACCCGTCGACGGGCAAGGCAGTGAGGGTGAACGACCTGGCGCAAGGCAAGTACGATGTCACTGTGACAGTCGGGCCGAACTTCGCCACACTGCGCCAGGAGGCTGCCGAGACTTACATGAACCTGACGCAGGGCATGCCTGAGATTATGGGCGTTGCGGGTGAC